TTGGATGAGCGGGATGGGGTTCGTTTGGTGGTGACTGGTACTGCTGATTGGATCAACGAGGACAGGTCGATATGGGATTGGAAGAACCCGAGTCGCAAGCATGAGCCGTGGGAGAAGAAGCGGTGGGACTTGCAGTCGCATGTGTATTGTGCGGCGTTCGGGTCTACGGCGTTCAACCTTGTTGCTTTGGTCGACGGGGTCGTTCAGCGGACAGAGATCGAACGAACTGAGGCGCATACTGAAGCGTTGAAGGATTTGTGCTGGTCGGCTGCAGAGTTGCTGCAGTCCGACCTGAAGGTCTGGCCGAAGCGTTGGGGCTGGTGGGGTTGCTCACCGAAGTGGTGCCCCGTGTGGCAGGCTGGAGAATGCCGAGGGAAACACCTTGGCTCTGACCCGTGGTAACACAGGGAGACAACATGACAGAACCATCCACCGAGGTTTCCGTCACCTTCTCACAGAAGGTGTCAGAAGCCCCATACGAGACGGCTGATTACACACTCAGCATCACCCGCACCTACCCTGATTCGTTTGACGATCAGTCAATCCTCGTTGAAGCAGAGGGGCTGTTCAACGACATCAAGGCAGAGGTGCTGAAGCAGGCAGGTCAGGAGTTCGACCTGTCAGAGTCGGGGGTGGTCATGCGGACGCTCAAAAGCGGCGTGGCCCGACCTGACAGTGATCCGCCTAGCGCCCCCTCGGCGCCCACGCAGGGTCATGCTACGACGGCACCACCGAGCGCACCCGTAGGGCCGACAGCGCAGTCAATGGCTGCCCGTCCAGCGATGGGTGGGAAGGTGTATCCCCGAGTGGACTTCTGTGTCGGCAAGGAGTCCGACACGAAGCAGGCTGCGTGGAACCTGCTGGCGTTCCATCCGAACGAATGGTCAGACGGCAACGGCGGCGTCATCAGGGTTTACGAGGTCAAGGAACACGCCGACGGCACCACTGATACGAATAAGAGCGGGAAGAACTTCCCGAACTTCTCTGTCACTGCCGAGGCTCTGAACCACATCGGTATCAACGTCGCCCGCAACGTGGGCCTGTGGGTCAACGACGGCGACTCCAACGTGCCGCTGAAGGTGTGGGATCAGGCGGGTGGGCAGCAGCAGGCGGATGCCGTCCCGTTCGACTGGGACGGTCGCCGCGGGGCGCTCCAGCAGTACGCCTTCCAGCGGTGAGTTCTGACGCTGCTCTTATGTCCGCCTCCGACATCGATGCCCGCCTAGCGGGTGTCGATGTCGGGGTGGACAACGGGGAGTACCGTTACTTTCGCCCCACATCGCAGGCCGTCGACCGTTGGGTCGAATACGCTGCGGGCAGCGAGGATCGTTACTACCTCGGGTTGCCCGGTATCGATGAGAAGATGCGTGGCGTGTGGCCCTCCGACGTTCTGGTCGTTACAGGTCGTGCCCACACAGGCAAGTCTGCGGTGCTGCTGTCGTCCATAGTGAAGAACCTGAAGGCCGACCCTGAGTTCCATGCGGTGATCTTCACACCCGACGAGCCCGAGATTCTCGTCGTGTCGAAACTGTATGCGCTGTTGTACCAGCGTAACCTTGCTTCAATTGAAGAGGCGTTGCAGTCGTCGGACATGGCGTACCTCGGGGAGATTGAGGAAGCGAAGCGGTCGTGGCTGGATCGCGTCAAGATCTTCCCATATGCGTTGCCGTTTCCTGAGATGTCGGTGGCTCTGGCCGAGTGCGAGGACTACTGGCAGGCTCGTCCGCAGTTCACGATGATTGACTTTCTGGAACAGATGCCGTTCGCCAGCGGCTACGAGGGTGTGTCGAACGTGCTGAAGGGCATCAAAGAGTGGGCCGAGCATGAGAACATGCCGGTCGGGTTGGTGCATCAGTCGGGGAAGAGCAGCACCCGTGGTGCTTCACGGGGCATGGACGACGGCAAGTTCAACGCCGACGAGTACGCTATCCTGCAGTTGAACGTGTTTCGTAAGCGTGACCTGCCGAAATTGTCGGAACATGAGCAGCGTGTCCATTCAGTTTCAATCTCGTTGGACCTATGTAAGAACAAACGCCCCCCCTGTCAGATCACTGACCCGCCAATAGATTACTTCATTGATCCGACCTGTGGTCTGGTTCGCGAATACTTCGACACCGACATTCCTGTTGATAACCGATGGTTACTCTGAACCAGACGGAGCAGTTCGCGTACCTGCACCGCGGGGGCGCTCTCGCTGGATGCCCGCCAGAGGGCGTCATCACGCCCCTGAAGGCTCCGAACGGTGATCTGCGGCGTGCCAATGGCGCCGACTACCTCGTAGCCATAGAGGGGCATCTCGGCGGTGTGTTGCCGTTGGGTGTGTACCCGCTGTTCAAGACTGGTCGGGTGTGGCAGGTGCATTGGATGGCAGTCGATCTGGACGAAGGTGAAGCCAGCCTAACACATGCCTGTAATCTACGCACATTGTTGGAGCGTTACGGGATAACAGGCATCATCGAACGGTCGCGTCGCAAGGGCTACCATGTGTGGGTGTACCTGAAGGAACCCGTCTCAGCCAGCGTGGCGCGCCGATCCATGATCGGCGCCTGCCGCATCGTGGACGTTCCCATTCGGGAAGTGTACCCGAAACAAAGCGAACTGTCAGACGGTAGCATCGGCAACTGCCTGAGGCTGCCCTACCCGATGCCTCGCGCCGAGGGCCGTCAAGTCGCACTGGACCGCGACTTGGACCCTCTGGACTTCCCCACCTTCATCACCTTGGCATCCGCAACGATGACAACACCCTCACAGGTGCGGAACCTGCTGCCCCTCCATGTCGCCACCGAGCCAGCGTCAGCGATGCAGCAGCAACGCGGCGTCCGCACCGACACCGACTTCACAGGATCGGCACTACGCATCTGGAACGCAACCGAGTGGGTTGACCGCAGCCGCGACCTCTGCACGTTCGCAATGTCGCTGTTCTCACAGGGGTACACCACCGATACTGTGCGACAGTTGCTGTACCAACTGGACGACCGCATGAAAAAGTATGTCGGTCGCTCCGACAGAGAGAGACGAATAGATGACATCGTTGTCGAAGCAGGCAGACGAATCTAGATGATACACAAGTTCACTGTGCGTGGTCGCCCCATCGCCAAAGGCCGACCCCGCTTCGGAGCCAAACGCGTCTACACCCCCAAACGCACAGTAGAGGCAGAAGCGGCCATAGCCGCCGCCTACAACGGCCCATACTTCGAAGGGCCGGTGTCGATCTCCTGCGTGTTCAGCATGAAACGCACAATCATCACGATCCGCAGCCTAGATGAAGAAGATTCCACGCTGCGCGGCGACACAACCAACTACCTCAAAACGGTGGAGGACGCCCTCAATGGAATCGCCTACGACGACGACCGTCAAGTGCAACGTGTCGTCGGAAGAAAGAAATAGACATGGGTGACGGACCATTCCACCAGAAACCATTCGAACAACGAATGGCCGAAATGGGTGACGAAGCCGAAGGCGAATTCGAAGCCCGCCACGACAACGTAGCCCGCTTCGGCTTCAACCGACCCCCCTTCACCATCCAACACCTACCGCTGACAATACGCTACACTCCTGACTTCATACAGTCATCCCCACAACAGTTCGTGGAAACAGTCGGCATGGGCAAGAACGGCCTCAAGTTCAAACTAGAGAAACTGATCGCCCTGTCATGGTGGGATCAAACACTGCCAGTTCTCATTTGGGCGTGGTCAACGCCACGCCAAAACTGGGCATCGCTGTACGTCTCCGAACTACAACGAATGATAGAGAAAGAAGAAGTACCCGTCGGATACTTCCGAGAAGGCAAAGCCTACTTCCAGATACGTCCATCGCTCCTAGAGTGGGGGGATGGCTAAGCCCCGAGGGGGAGCAGGACGAACAGATCCCGAATGCGGCACACGCCTAGAGTCGGGCTACTACGAAGTAAGCGAACGATGGCTACACAACGAACGGCTCGAACACAACGCGCCCTCATCGTACATCGAAGCACTGATGCAAACGCCACCCGGCGAAACCAGCGCAGACTCGCTGGAAAGCCGACTGTGGTTACATGATGTGGTGCTTGAAGCATTGGAAACGCTCCCCGAGGAGGATCAATGGATCCTCCAAATGCTGCTGGTCGTCCAGATACCGCTGCGGCGATTAGGTGCCCTGATGGACATTCCGAAAACGTCGTTGGCTCGGAGACGCGACGCCGCATTAGAGGTGGTAAAGGCGCGTCTGTTGGAGCATGACGACATCCGCGGAATGTACCTCTAGTCGTCGGGGTGCAGCCCAGCGCAATGGTCGATAAACCCGAACAGTCCATGCAACCATTCCAGACACTTCGACAAGGCAATGATGTTGCCCCCTGCTGCTTCGCCCCACGTTTCCAGCAGGCTCATCACCTCATGGTCGTCAAGGACGAGCAGCACACCAAGGCTGTCATCATGCCATGCAGCGTGGGTGCCGTCGTTGATGTCCAACACATGACGCTTGGTCCGCATGTCTGTCTGGATTTCCTGCTCTAACGCTGCACCGCCGCCTGCCATCCAGTCGGCCCATACACAGTCGAACTCGTCAGGGGATGCGGGTAGTCCCACGATCAATCTCCTTATGAGCAGCCGCTGGTTTCTCCACAAGCAGAACACACCAGACAAGACCCTGCTCGCTGCATCGGAATGCCACACAGGTAACACAACGGGTTGTTGTTCAATGAGCATTGCTGCGTCGGCGCAGCAACCATAATAGTATTTTCGGTCATAAAAATGTTTTACCTTCTTCGGTTGCGGTCCAGCACGCCTTTCGACCATGCCTTGACCAATGCTAGCACAGCGGCAGCGCCTGCAGCGGATGCTGCCTCAATCGATGATGCGTCCGTGACGCAGAACACGCCGAGGAACGCTTGGGTGAACGTCGCAGCGGCGCGTTCGATTTTGTCGCGTAGTGCAGGACTCATGTAGGTTTCCTCAATACTGTGGGGGCTTGCGCGGCTTCTTCTTCTGTGGCCTCTTCGGCTGCTTCGGCATCAGCCGTGTAGCGCACGCCGCGCTCCGCTCTTCGACGGAGAACCAACATGGCCGATCCCGCCACCACGCTTCACTGCAGTGACCAGAACCTGACCGGCTGTCACCTTCTTAGGTGTCGTACCATCGCGCATCGTAACCTACTTTCCGAAGGGGCGACCGCCATGAATGGCGTTCCCCAGTCCCGTGTTGCGTAGATACTTGGCGTCTTTCTTCGCCTTTCCACGCATGGCTGATTCGTTGTAACCTTTGCCTTTCGGCATGTCAGTACCTCTCTCTTCTACATTATGAACAAAGCGTCCCAAGTGCGAACGCCGATCACGCCGTCCGCCTTCAGCACACCCACCGAACGCTGAAATTCCTTCACAGCGTCACGGGTTTTCTTACCATAGATACCGTCAACCACCCCTACATCAAACCCTCGGTCCCGTAGATGGCTCTGAGCGAGCCGTACAGCCACCCCACGGCTCCTGCGGCGCCTAGACAGGGGTCTGGACGCTACAGAGGCTCTCACGCCCGTCAGGAAGGCTGTGATGGCGTTCCAGTCGATGCTGGCAGGATTCCCCACCGACAACTGACACCCACTCGCAACCCAGTCAGCCAAAGCATCGCCGGGACAAGAAGTCCCGGCGAAGTCACGATGCACCTTCACCCACAACTTACCCCCATACCTGTGGGTAATGTCATCCACCAACGCCCTGATCGACTTCCTCGCCGCCTCAGGAACCGCATCGCCACCCCACTGCGTATAACAAATCGACTCCGTTCGACTGTTCCAACCACGCGTCGCACCACCCACCACACCAGCACCACGACCCTCGTAAACGACACCCGCCTCATCAACCAACCAATTGTACGCAATCGCATTCCAACCACGCGTATCCATATGGTGCGCCTCAAACGCCCTCAGCGCAGCCACACCAGCCGGTGCCTCACGCACACCGCCATGATGCACCACAACACCCTTGACACGCCCTTTACGCAACGCCACAAACGCCTCACGCGGCGACCGATCCGCCCACTCATGCCTTCGAACAATCTTCATCGCACTCTCATCTCCAAATCTAAAGCATCCTGCCACGCCTTCGAAAAAGCCCGATCATTCCGCAACTGCTGATTTCTCTGCTCAAACTCATCGTTGATCCGAATCTGCGTCCCAAAGATCGCCGACACAATCGACGCCGCCTGACGCCGATGATACCGCGCCTCATCAGGCAACATGCGACGGAACCTCGCCAAGAACGGCACCCAATTCTCCATATTGTGAATGTCGTGATCCCGCATCTTCCACTCACCCTTCCGATTCTTCTTCGCCTTCCCCGCCAAACTCAACGCCTCCATCAAAAACGGCATATGCCGAAACGCCTTCGGCACCTGCTGGAACCGGCCACTAAACGGAATATCGGCAAAGAACTGCTTCCCCGCCCAAATCTCCAAAGGCAACTTGACAGGCGGAGCCGCCGACTCAGCCAACATACGAGTCAACGAAGTCGGATCCTGCACCAACCGCAACAAATCCCTAAACGGCAAATCAGGAATCCAATACGTCTGATTGCCATTCATCTTCCACGGCAACCGCATCCCCAACATTTCCATATAATAATCAGGAACAGCGTTCTTCTCAGGCTTCGTCGTCAACTGCATCTCACCCCGCGTCTGATACAACCGCGACCACGCCGTCGGATTCCGACCCACCGACTCCACCAACACAGGAATCACCGACCGTTGCCACTTCCAGAACGGAATAACCCGACGAGCCACACGCTCCGCCCGCGTCAAATCCGCATAGTTGAAATGCAGCCGATACACCTCGCCCAACGCATCAGTCAACGAACCACCCTTCTGCATAATGTCGAACGCCAACGTGCCACGCAACACCGTTTCCATCGACTCATTCGCCGTCCGAATCGCCCTAAACGGAGCAAACTCCGCAGAGAACGGATTGCCCACTATGTCAACCGGCAACCCCGAAATCGGCGACGTTCCCTGATGCACAAACTTCTTCGGCACACCACGCAAAACCTCAGTCACAACCTGACCACCCGTAAAGATACCACCCTCAAACACCTGCAGCGCCGTATCCAAATCATTGATGCTCACAGACTTCACACCAAAGATACCCACATGCGCCTGCGACTTCGGTTCAAGAACCTGCTTCTTGATCAAAGCCCTGATCATCTCCCTCAACCCGTCCACAGGCTTCCCTTTACCAACCCGATGCGCCGTCCAATAAATCGCAGCAAACTTCTTATGCTGCCCCATATCGACATTGCCAAACGCATAATTCATCCACATACCGCCCAACCCGTTACGAGCCACGAAACCCGGCGTCGAAACCGCCTGCGCCTTCCAATAGTTGATGAACCGCTCATACTGCTTGACAAAGGAAGGGAAATGCTCCGTGTGCTGCGTCGTCTCAAACAAACCCTTCAACCCCGCCCATACTGCGTGCTGCTGCTCCAACGTGCCACCGACACGCCACCCCGCACCCCACGGCGGCACCGAGTTCAACTGGATAGCCGTAGCATCGATAAGCGCCTCCTGAAACCCGCGCTGCACCCGCACACTATTGAACCGTCGCAGATACTCCTGAAACTTCGGCAAACTCGCAGCATCCCCATACTTCTCAATTGCCTTCGCACTAACCTGAGCAGCCCGCCCCTCCAACTCAAGCAAAAGCGCATCCGCCTCCATACCCTGATCACGCAACGTCCTTGCCGCATCCATCAAACCAGACGCCTGATCCAACAAATACGCCTCCTCAATCAACGCCGACGTAGGCTGCGGAACCCCCGCCACCTCATCACCCAACAAACCAATCCTGAACTCCTGTGCAACAGGCTTCCCCGCCCTGTCAAACCCTGTCAAATCCTCCAACACCCGCCGCAACGCAGGATTATCAACCGTTGCCAAACCCCGCAACGTCGTCTGCTCCTCAATCGCAACCTTCTGAACCCAATCCTCAATCGCCTTCACAACCTCTTCAACATTGGCAAACGCCTTACCTGTCGGGAACCCATCCCGCGTCAAGTCCTTACCGCTGGCCTTCGCTGCACGCAGCGAACGCTGCGTGGCAACCGAATCCACATACATCTGCTGATACTTCCGCCGATCAGCAGGAGTAGTAGCAGTATGCGCCAACTTCCAATACTCGCCACGCATCTCATCCAACGCCTCATCAGCACCCCCCATCAACCCCCGATTCTTAGCAATAGCAAGAGCCTCCCTCAATATCGGATCATCAATCTTTTTCGTAACAACACCCGCAAACGGATCAATCATTGGATCAGCCCCACCTGTGAACAACGTCTGACCCGCACCCTTCACCCCGCGAGGCTGCCCCAACGCACCGACCTCACCGGCCTTCCTCCACGGCACACTAACAATCTCATAAGTCACACCGCCGCGTTCACCCAACATCGTCTGAACCCGAAAATCTCCAAACGGAGTACCCACATTGAACCGCTTAGCCAAAGACCCATCAGCGTCATACAACCTACGGCCACCGGGTCCACGGCCAGCAACACGGGTACCCGGCCTATGCACCCACTCGCGTTTGATCTTCTCTATCAACGCGTCCGCCGTTGATTGATCCATGACAAGATCCATCCTGCGTCCACCCTCAGCCCGTATACGCTTACCCACAGTCTTCCTAATAACCTGCTGCATGGCCCGCATATCTGCACTGTTTCTCGGAGCAAAGAAGAAGCCCTGCGCCGAGGAGATCAAAACCTCCTGATCCAAAACCTCCACCAACCACGGCACATTTTCCCGCAACTCAGGTATCGGCTGCCGCCGATTCGTAGGCGACCGGCGCGCTGTCTGGCTCCTCACCTCATCGGTCTTGACGCGGCGGATCTGATCCTGCATCCAACCTATCGCAGTCCAATCAGAATCCTCCGCATCAACTGGACCGCTCTTCAATTGATCCAACAACTCGGTCTTAGCATCTACCCGCGGCGCAGACGGATTGACTAGCAATTCAGAATACTGCCGACTCATACGCGAAGTCTTCGTCAATTCCAGATACTCATCGACCAATCCTTCCAAACCAACCCCGCGAAATGTCTCCATATATTCATCGACCTCTTCGGCAAGACGGTCAGCGTCCGTCTGACCGGCATCCTTGATTACTCGCTTGATGGCCCGTTCAAACGCCCCATAGTCCCCTGTTTTCGAACCAACAGGTGCTGTATCCAAAAAGTAGTGACGGTCGGATGGCGCCCGCGGTGCAATACGCACCGCCGTAGCGCCCCTTGAATCAAACACCTCATGGAATGCCGCCCCCCGCTCCCAACCCATCGCCACCAAGCCGTCCACTTGCTGCAACACATCCAAATCCTCTGCACGCACACGGGCAACCTCCCCCAACTGTCCCTGTGCTGCCTCCGCTATCTTCCGCGGACCTGCCACATCTGCCAATGCCTGTGCTGCCTCCTCAGGCGTCCGATAACGCTGTGCCACCCACTGCGATGGCTTCAGATTTATTCCCTCAGGAGGATTTGTATACGGGTACGGTGCCGAACCCACCTCTTTCAAAGCCTCCGCCTCTTGACCCACCCTGTCAAACATAGCGTAGTTGCGTCGACGGGTTTCATCGGCCATAGGGTCGGCCAACCTATTTCCCCGACTCGTCATGTCTTCCGTGCGGAACCAGTAACCCGGCTCCCCGTACTGCTGCCTCAAACGAACGGCGCGTACCGCATCAACCCTGTAGTTTCGCTTCATCAAAGGAACATTCTGTGAATGGATCAACACCTTACGCCCCGCTGGCGTGCGCGTCCTTACTGCAATAATCTCCAACTCTTCCAGCGCCTTCATTACCCTCTTGACATGCGGATCCATGCTTGCCTTTGATCCCACGCGGACACCCCCCGATTCAATCAACGCTGCAACCAAACCGTATCGCAACGTCAACTGTCCCTTCACATCAGCGGGAGCCTGCCAAACCGGCGGTGCCGTTTCAGCGATATGCTTCTCAAAGATAGCATCAAGACCCTTACCGCGTGCCGCCACCTCCCACTCATCAGCGTCCTCTACGAGACGCCTAAGAACACCCATCTCAGTCAACTGATCCAAAAGCGCCACTGGATCTTCCACCACCCCTCCCCATCGCGTAGTCGCAGCCTCCGCCGTAACCGGCCCCGCCTTCTCCCTCGTCGCCCACACAGCAAAATCCTGCAACTGGCTTATCTCAGGAGTGATCTGGCGACCAGCCGCCAAACCCTCCGCCATACGGCCCACATCGACCACCGACGGCGACCATGCCTCCGTTGCCGAAGTGGGCCTCTGAAGCACCCTCCCCGTCAAAGGCTCAAGATACCCAATCTCAGTCAGGAACTCTACCATTTCCCTACGCGACATGCCCAAGAAATTGATTACCGACCACAGGGCAGGATCTATAGCCTCTCCCCTTGCAGGCATCTCAAACACTTCGCCCAGTGGCACACCCTGCGGATCCACAACATGCCTCGGATTTTCCTTCCCAATATGTGTAGACCAGCCAAAGTCAAACATCTCGTCTGGGTCTGCCCACTGCCACAAGGTTTCCCCGTGAACATTGCGTGATCCATGAACACGCCCGTGGATCGCCTCCAATGTTGACACGGCCTCATCCCGACTCAACGTCCTACCCGTAATCTTCCCCAACTCATCGAACTGATCAGGCACCCCCGTATAATGCCACTCCCACAACGGTGCCTTACCCTCCTCAACCAACTCATCAGGAACATGCTTCCACCACGACTCATAATCCCCCTTGTGGTAGTGCTGATGCCCCGTTGGAGGTCCGTACCGCTCCAACCTCGGAGCCATCAATTCCCGATGCGCCTGCTTCGCCACCTGCGTCACTTTGACCTCACCGATATTTTGAGCGCCCGCAGTCAGAACAGAGAACCTGCCAACCTCCCCCTCTATGGGAAGCACCTTCATCCCTGCTGACGGCTTTTCTGCTACCCGAGCAAGCAGGCGCCGTGCTGCCTCTACTGCCGCATCCCCAATCGTTACCCCCGCCTCCGCAACTTCCCGAGTTCTTTCAAAATGGCGTACCAAATCATCTTCCAAATCGGAAGACCCGCGCACCATATCATCAAACAACGAACCTAAACCCGTACCCCTCTCAGCACGCAGCGCCCGATCCTTGTAGAATTGTCGCGACAACTCCAGCAACTCTTCCTTATTGGGATAGATTGCCCCTGCGGTCAACTCTGTTGCCCATTCCCGTGCCAATGCTTCTGCCGGTACCGACCGTGCATTGACAGCCGCCTCCGACCGATGAAACATCCGTGTCATCACATCCCCCCAAATGCCGTTCGCTATATCGTATCGCGCACTAGCATCAGTGCCACGTTTAGGAATATTCTCCCGCGCCAATGACCTTGCTGCCACATCACCGATTACCTCGTCCACCAAATGTCGCACATAATCAGGCACTGTCGGATCAATTCGAGACAGGAAAACACCCCTTCGAAACTTCATCAACGCCTCATAGAGATCGTTTCCCAACCGCTCATCACCGCTGGCACGGGCCTGATGCAGCAATGCAGCAAGCGTCGTATCAATCGCTCCGAGATGTCGCTCAAACTCCGCAGGAACCTCTAACAGCGAGACGGTGAGAGGCTTACCGAACGCCCGATGCTGCCACGCCTTTGCTGGCATCTCAATATCCAAAATGCCCTGATCAAGCAACAACCTGATACTCGGATTCGGCTGCAACACACCATCGATTTCTGTCGTTGCGTTCGCCAACGCCAACGCCACCCTCCGAGGCCACTCCCACACCGTCGGCTGCTCAATTGGCGTCACCGGCCAAGTCGATACCTCCCTCAACGTATCATCGGTACTTGACCAAACCTTCCCCAGTATCCGTCGATCTGCTGCACCGCCAACAGCACGTTCTACGAAGTCATCCCGATACACGAACCCACTTTTGCGCCACGTTTCATACCGAAATCCACCCGGCGCAAAATCTTTCACCTTGCCGACAGGTTTCCCACCGTACATTTTAGCAATGACAGAAGTGGGCAGATCAAGTTTCCTATATCGGTCACGGGCTGACCCCCACCACGCACGAATGGTCGCTGCCCCGTCAGACAGATCGTACATATACACGGGAGAATTTGCTGTAATAACCCCTCCCGCTGCAAAAACCTCTGATCCCACCATCAAGGCAATCTGTTCATCTCTAAGGTTGCCAGCAATAACCCAAGCGGGATCCCTACCCAGTGAACGCTCATATGCGTAAGGCGCTCCCTGCAAAAACAGCCGCTCTGTTCGCGTCCCCAACCGCTCGTAACCCTCCTCCACCAAATGTATCTTACGCGCAATGGCCCGAGCATCATCAACATTGCCTGCCGCTTCAGCCGTGAGCATCGATGTGCGTAAACCGTCCAGACGGCGCCGTGAAAGCATCGCCGCAGACGGTGCCGTTCCCACAGCAACACCACTCCACTCTTCCAACTGTATACCGATTGACTTGACATCAGTTCCGACAGACGCAATACGCATGATCTGAGGATCGCTAGCCAGCATCCCTCGCTCAATAGCAAGATCGATCAACTGCTCAAAGAACTCAACCTGCCGTTCCGCCAACCGCCCCGACCCTGCCAAAAACACCTGCTCAGGAGTACCACCCTCCGTCAATGCTTCAACAAACTCAGACAAGTAACCAATCTCACCTTGTTCGATGTCTCGTAGCCGCCGAGCCATCTCCCTCTTCCCCAACGTCTTCAGCGCACCCTCAACATTGCTAATCTCGCTGAACGGATACCCGATACCAGCGTCATGGACGTACACCCCCAACTGTGGCCCCAAAGCCTCCTCAACCCCACGAATCGCCTTCCACAAAGGGTTACCTCGTAACGCAAACAGGCTAGCAGCATCCATTCTCTTCGAAGCCACGATATTCTGCGGAGGTGCAGCAATAATCTTACGCAAACCAGCAACAACTGTCAATGGATCGCGTGGCAATGCTGCAGCCTGCGCTGGATCCATCGCCCCCGACCTCAGAAACGCCTGCGCTGCAGATAGCATCTTTGACTTCGGTTCAAGAACTTCCTGCGCTGCATTTGCCGCTATCTCAACCCTCTTCGCCTCATACTCTGCCCGTGCCCTCGCAGCCTGCTCCACCTCCGACCGCGAAACCCCCACCGACGGCCCCTTCAACCCCTCCGCTATCTGCTGATCTGACCTAAACGGTATCGGCATATTAGGAACAGCGCCCTTATCAACCAATTCCCGCATATGGCGCAACTGCGCCCCCTCGTCGGCCGCTTCAATGATTGCATCCTGCACCCTTCGCAACCCCTGCAGCGTCGCTGGCAAAACCTCCCCCTCGCCATACAACGACCTCAACCACCGCTCCATCCACAACGACTCCGCAAACGTCTTCGGAATAAAAGTCACCGCCGCTACACCCTGCGAGATCACCTCAGGCAACTCCTGCGCCAATACCTGCAAAGCCTCCTGACGGCCAGCCTCCCCCAACAACATCATAATGTCGTCAACAATGTCATCACCGATAGGCAGTCTCGAACCGATGCCTGACACAAACTCAACAGACCCTTCCTTCAACAAGAAGCGCATCACCTTGTCTGCTTGAGTCGGATCAGTGCCGCCCAAAGCACGCACCAAAGCCGCACCCATCCTGTCATCAATCGGCAGCCCCCGAACAGCCTCCACAGCCGCCCGTATCCCCTCATTCACCGGCAACCCCGCCACACTCAACTGAATCGGTCCCCGCTGCTGCGACGCCACCCGAGCAGCAGAATCCATTGCCGCCGCATTCGAAACAACACCAGCAAAGTCAGGATCCTTCGGCACGCTAGTGATGGGCCACGGAGCATCGTCCAAAGGCACCCCGTTGGGGGGTCCGCCGCCCGCCGAAGGCGGCGGCGCATCAAAGCGGCCAGTCGGATTCAACGGACGCCCCCAATCATCCACGATGCGTGTCAACTCAATCGGATAGCCACCCCGAGCCAAACTAATCTGCTCAGGCGTCAACTCACCAATTTCGATTACCTCATCAAGAGCAGCCCGCCACGCCGTACCCGCCTGACGATGCAACATGCGCTTATAGTAAGCAGCGACCTGATCCGAACCGCCCCGAATCTCCTCACGCCAAACCGGCATCGACTCAAAATTCATCGGCTCCAACAGCGAATAATCAACCTCATCCATCAACATACGCAAATCGTTGACCTGTTCGCGCCACGGCTTCAACGCCGTCAAACCCTCGTCAATCAACTGATCGGCCACCTTGCCGAACCCGAACTCTGGCCCCCAACTCAACGACTGCCAAATCTGATTAGCAGCCACAACCGACTCGTCAAACTGCGCTATCGTCTTGACCTGCTGCATCGACGCACGCAACAACTGCTCCATGCCCTTGAACGACGCCTCAATATTTGCCAATATCTCCGTTCCGACAGTCGTGTTGCCTGCCGTTTTCGCCAACTCAACAGCCTGTATCGCCTGCTGAATCTGCCTCCGTCGTGCCCCAATCGTATGCGCCTCCAACACAAACGCCGCCAAGAAATCCTTCGCAGACGCCCGAACATGCAAACCCGCCCTGACTGTCATCTGCAACTGCTCCGACTCACGCAGCAACTTCTGATACGCCGCAACCAACGCCCCCTCCAATGCCTCAGTCTCCACCCCCAACCGTGCAGCCTCAGCAATAATACCCGCATCCTTCAATCGTGCCCTAACCTCCTGAACACGCACCTCCGCAGCCAACGTCGGATCAATAGCCGTCTCCAACTCATCCCACATCTCATCAAAGACCTGATTGCGGCGCCCCTGCCACTTCTGCACCAAATCAGCAACCAACTTGCGTTCCCCCGCCAACCACGCCTCAGGCTCCCTGAACATGATGCCCTTGTTCTCCAATGAGAACATGACATGCTGGCGGCGAACCTCATCAGCAACAATATGCAGATACCGATCCATCACCTTCCAAATGTCACGCTCAAACAGTTCCTGCGCCTGAACCCCCAACTGATCCTGAGCAATCATACGAATCTGCTCAACAATCGACAAATTATGTATCCCCTCGGCACCCGGCCTAAGAAAGAACGGATCGGCAGGTTGCACCAACGTCACCCCACGAAACGTCTGACCCGGCCTCAGATGACGGGGGAGCCGCGGCGTTGGACGCGGCTCACCCGGCGTCGAAAACGTAAAGGTCTTGATGTCCTCATAATCGGCATGAGCAAAGCGGGATACATACAGATCGTCCTCCAACTGCCGCAACCACTCCGTATGCTCTCCCACCATCTTATTGGCCGACTCATGGATGTCATCCCACCAGACACGATTATCCTTCCACAAAGTAACCATAGGATTCTCATCGCCTGCAGTGAACCTGCCCCACTGCGAATCGGTCGTGATGCCCTTCCGCAGAATCCAATTTCCTTCAGCGTCCAACAAAGGCGCACCCGTGTTCGGATCAATCTGACGAATCTCCGTGTTGAAAAACTCCCACAGCACCTCAGCGTCCTCGCCCTGCTTCGTTGCCTGAGACTCCATAGTGTGTTTACGTTGGGCAAAGTCGGCAATGAAACCACTGCGGACACGCCAACCGTCCAGATTCGACCGTTGCAGATCCAACCCTGCCAAAACAATCTCTGGATCTCTGCTTCGCAACATGCGACGAATCGACGCACCTGTCGAAATAGTCGCATCCAACTGCTCAATAAATGTACGATCCTTAGCCGCAGACCCCCTAGCGAACGTCTGACGCATCAAGGCGCCCGGTGCCCCACCGACAGCCTTGACAGCGTTGCCTGTCCACAGTGGCCCCTTCCACATCTCCACAGGCGCCACACGGGCTTTCTGCGCCATCTGCGTCAACAACGGATCCCCTACAGCATCACCTAGAGCATCAGTTACTTTGGCACGGGTACCTTTGGCAATATCAGCCATCCGCCCCCGCACCGCAGCAGGCGTATACCAATGCGGAGTCGCACCGGCCACAGCCTCCCGCCGCACCATCGCCTCCACCGAATTGTCAAGACTGTGACGTATCCCCCTGATCTTTGCAGGATCAGGGTTCCAAATCGCCTCTGTCACAGGCAACTTCGCAACCTGCCGTGCCCGCGCACTCGTCACCCGACCACTAGAAGCATAATCAAGCAACTTGTCGAACCCGACCCAGCGACCCAACCTGCCGGTACCCGGCACAAACAAACCGATACGCTTATCTAAACCGATCTCTTTCAACGCCCACTGTGGCGCAGCCGACAAGGCACGCTTCGAACCAACCTCCCCAGCGGCTTTCCGCAATGCCACAGACTTTGCTGTAGCAGCGGCAGCCGCCTTGCCGCCACCCTTTGCAATCTGAGCGTAATTGCCCGACATCACACCCAACATCCGTGCCCCAGTTTCCCATGTCACACCTGCCTTACCGATACGAGCCAACGCACCGATACCCCACATATAAGTCATAACGTCAGTAGCGACATCCAAACCAACCCCCAACATCATGTCCAACGGACCCGGCAGATCAACTCCCCAGTCCTGCAGATGCTCCCCCCACAAGTAGTTCTCCGACCCTTGTGTCCACCAATCCCCCAACGAAGGCATCTCCCCCGTGAAGATGTCGCCGATCTCCTTGATCGTTGAAGCGACAAACGCACGCGGGTAATCGATGATCTTTACGATGTCCCCCAACGGACCACCGAAATCGGTCCAATCTTCCCGCTCTACGGGCTGCGCCCCACGCCATGTCTGCAACTGCTCAGGTGTAAACAACTGCAAAGGGGTTGGCGATTCCGTTGGAACCTGTAGACCCGCCAATATCTCAGCGCGCCCCAGTTGGGCGCGCCGCGGACGCTCCTCACCGATAGTCGGCAAGTTTAGATTCTGCAACAACTCCTGACGCGAAGGCATGACAGGCTAGCCCTCTGCTGAACGAATCGCCCAAGCAAACAGTTCTTCCAACAGCCCTTCTCGCTGCGCCATCTTCGTAAAGACCATACCATCACCACTGATCCAATCAGCAAACTCGTCAGGCGACGCTCCACTTGCCTCCAACTCGGCCAAAGTGACACCCTGCTGGTTGTCGAACCCTGTCAAGGCTTCCAACCGCAGAAGCGTGCCAGCCTGCTCAGCGGTCAGTGGTACACCCAACCGATCCGAAATGACGCCCTGCAACAACGGCCCAAGAGCGTCATATTGAGCCAACTCGAACGACTCATCGGCCATATCCTGCTGCCGATCCAAGATATTCGTCAGAACAGCACTATTTCCTGTATCCTCATAAATACCGACAGCCGCCTCAACCGCCAAATCGGGATAATTCCAACCCGACGCCTCATTCGCTTGAATAACACCAGCATAATTCGAAACCCTGTCCCAAGTAGCGCCCTCCCCAATGCCAGCAATCCGACTCTCCTCCAAACCAATCTCCGACATCAATTCCGCCTGATCAATCTGGCTCAAAGCACCGTAATATGCCTCATCGGCTGCAAACTCACGCGCAGCATCGCTCTCAGCAAACCCCAACCGTGCCGCAGCCGCCTCAGACGCCCTCTGAGCCGCACTACCACGCTCAGCGAACTTACCTGCTTCGGCTTCCTCACCTGCCACAAAGCGACCCTCAGCCGCCGTACCAGCAACATTCTGCTGCATCCCCAGCACCGCCTCAGCCAACGCCTGCAACGACATCGCCTCAGTCTCACCCGTAGCAGCACGACCCGCAAACAACTGATCCTCCAAAGACCTATTGGCGGCTCCGAACATATCCTGTAACGCCAACTCCTGATAGCCTGCCCTACCAGCCCCAGCAGCCTCAATTCGTCCCGAGAACAAATCGCCACGCTCCGCCTGCATCTCCAACAACGCCGCCGTCTCATCCGTCGTCATTGTCGAAGGATCAATACCCATACCTTCCAACCGTGCTGCCGCCTCAGCCTGACGCTGAGCATGTTCCGCCTGCCGTTGAGCGCCCCCCTCCGAAATAGACTGATGCCACACCTGCTCCGTCGCTACCCGCTCAGCCTCCATCTCTGACAGGCGCAACAGCGACTGTTCCTCATCGACACGCAACCGCTCTCCCCGAACCTGCTCCAACTCGGCATACATTGCCATCTGACGCTCAGCCGCACCCTCAATACCCGCCCGCTTCAACGCCTCCATCTCATCGATGCCAGCCAACAAACTCTGTTCCGTCTGATCCAGATAAGCAAGCGTCCGCGACAAACGATTATCATAATAGGCTAGATTCGGGCCACCGCCCAACGTCTCCAAATAGGCATCACGGAAAGAATCCAACTCTGCGTTACCCATAGTTGAACGCTCCCATGCCGCCTCAGCGTCACTACGCATCCCGCCGTACAACTGTTCATACAATGCTTCCAAATTGGACGGCAACGCCGTCGGCAATGCAGACACATCGGTTCCAGACACATTGGTTCCAAGTGTGGGATCTCTAAAGGACGCCCGCGGATTAAAATACCCTTCGGGCACCTGCCCCGCCGTAGAAGGAAACCCGCGCTCAAGGAGTCGATGTTCTATGTCTCCTTCCGACAAGTTGGTAGCACCCGAATCAAACTCAGGCGCAAGGAAGGCAGTAGCACTGGTACGATGAACAGGAACCGGCGCCTCATACGACCCCAAGTTAGGATCGATGCCCGATGCTATGGCAGTCTCAGCCGCCAACCATTCCGCCGAAACATCGGCAGGCCGAATTGACGAACCCCCCTCGTCATACCCCGATGAGCCTGCCCCATAAGAGGCCAGCAACTCCTCTATCTCATTCCGCCTTGGAACGTAAGCCATCAGTAAACCCCCAAATCTCTGATATTGGAAGCCATAGACGCCTGCCGCTCCGCGTCCGTCATAGTATTCCTGATAGCGGCCTGAGAAGCCCCACCCTCGGCACTAGCCGCAGCCCGACTCAACGCATCATACGATTCCCCAAATCCATACTCTGCACGGCCACGCTGCCGCTGACCAGCCTCC